ATCATAATTCATAGGATTGAACGATGGGACACCGCCATCACACAGGGTGATAGTGCCATTCTCATCGTCTATACCAATTTTTTTACTCTTATTGTTTACTTCATGCGCTTCAACACATCCAGGGATATTGACAACTGGTACACCAATATCCACAGTGACTGGTGCTGAAGGGGGAATTGCTTGAGGTGCTTCAGTAAGAGCTGTGGGGATAGGCAGGACGTTAATATTGTCCACGCCTATCGGTTTAATCTCCATTAGAAGGGGAGAGCAGGACCTGTTTGTGTAGGTACAGGTGCACTAGGAATTGCCCCACCAGTTACATCAGGCAATTCAGGCATGGCACCACTTACCAATCCAGGTAGTGCTCCAGTAACAGCGTCCATCACTGCTTCTGTAACCTTTTCCCTAGCACTCTCTGCAAGTGCTTCTCTATTAAGGTAAACGTAAGCACCACCGCCTACGATACCTGCTGTGCCAACAAATGATAGCACTGCTAAAACATTAATCAGTTTTTGCATCTTTCTTTTCCTCTCTAGGTTTATCATCGTCGCGCTTCTTAGCTGCTTGGACCCCAAAAGTAGCTAGCGTTCCTGTAAACACGCTGGCTATGAAAGTTGGATCAATCTGCTTCTGTTGTAAGCCAGGAATAGTTACATAATTAAGTGTAAGAATTGCTGCAGACCACGAAAGAATAACGACTCGCACCAATGCGGACAGACCTTCATCTGCCCAATCAAATTTATCCTTTTTGGCTTCAACCTTTTTAGGGGAAGATTCCATGGGAAAATTAATATGGCAGAGCTATTTAGCTTTCTGGTGCTGCCACTTTTTTCTTGCCGATATTATACTTACTTTCTAGTGTCCACTCGCCTTTATCCTTAAATGAAAGCACTTTGATCTGATTAAGGGGAGCAAGATCTAGCTCACCTTCTGTAACAACAGAGATCAAACCCCAATCACTAAGGAGTTTTGCAATACGATTACGACGTTGGACATCGTTTAGTGAAATATTTGCAGGCTTACCATCAAGAGCAAACAACTCTTTGAAATGCACGATGTAATACTTACCACGCTTATGAAGAATGTGGCAGGATTGATACAGTTTACGCTCTTTGCGGGATGCTACACCGATACGGGTAAGTGTCTCTCTAACCTTAAGAAAGTCATCAGGTTCCTTAAGAGAAACCTCCAACATATCCTCCTGAGACCATGCGATTTCCTCGCTCATCTTTTTCCTCCGACATCAAGTTTTGATTTAATAACTTCAATCTGCTCCTTAGTCAAGATTCTCATAGCCTGCTGAGCTTTCTCAGTATTGTAGCCATAATATTGCTTCACGAGATCTATGTCGTGATTCTTTTCTTTTTTATCCCAAGGAGAAAATCTTTTAGATTTCCTGATACTATATAGGAAAAATTGATATTGAAGGTCATTATCAAGATAAGGACAACCATTCATAGCATTAGCATACATCACTGTATCAAGGTGTTGTGCTAGGCATTTGTTGATAACATACGCAGGATATTTCTTCATCGCTCTCTCATCGGTAGTGAGATCGCCCTGCTTTAGATTGATACTGTTGAGATAATCTTTAAGGGGGATCTCATAATTCATACCGAAAGAAGCTCCAGAGGTGAAGGGGGATAAAGGTCGTAGTTAGCAACTAGCAATTCAGTTTTATTCTTATTATCTGCTCGATGTTTCATGCCATATGTGATCTTGAAGATCTCTTGATGGAAGTCTTGATATGCTTCCTTTAATTCATCATCATTATTATACGTTACCATCCAATCCCAAGGACAGATCTTACAATTCTCTACAAAGTCCTTATGATTAAAATCTTTATGCATCTTAGCATCAGTACCATACAAAAATGATTTGATTTTGTATGGAGGATCTAAAAATACAAATACATTGTTACGCTCACTCTCTGCATCATTCATCACATCAGTGTAATCAAGGTTAGTGATGTGCCAATTCTTAATTACCTTAGAGATATCCTTCAGGTTTCGTGCACCACGAGTGGTAAAGTTTTGACGTGATGCTGTAGCAGAGAAGGAAGAGTTTTCTGTCAACCCGCTATAAGAACACTTATTAAGAATCCAAAAAAGCACAGCTTTATCAAAAGAGTTTGCTTCGGATATACTTTCTTTAGCAGACTTAAATAATTCTCTGGCGAGATCTTCGGTGAGGTTGTTTTCTTTAGCTTCAACCAACGCATCAGATAGATCATCACCATTCTTTTGGAGATTGATCCAGAAGTGGTAAAGGTATTCATACTTGTCATTTACCCACACAGGGATATGAGGATATTTCTGAGAGAAAAGGAGAGCGACTGATCCTCCACCAAGGAAGGGCTCACGAAACTCACCAATATCTTTCGGAAACTTGTCAATTAGTTTAGGTGCTACCCTTGACTTACCGCCAGGATAACGAAGAGGAGTTTTCAAATACTTCATTTTGTAAGATCCATGTATGCCATAGGTTCGTCCCATGGTCCAATATTTACTTTGCCTGTAGGCAGTGCATTGAATGAGATAGTCCACCTATCATAGTCTTCTAGGTGTCTATCTGACTGATGCATCAACCATGAGGGGAAGAGAATCAGTTTACCAGGCTCTGCATCGATTGCAGCATGAGGACCATAATGATTTTCATTGATGACCTCAGATACAACCTCCATAGAATCATAGTTTCTCTGAGTCAACGGGTCATGGAAGACAGTAGGAGCACCCTCTGTGATATAAAACACAGCACTGATGTAAGACATCGGATGTCTGTGTAGAGGATGACCCACTCCACTTCTTGCAGGGGCACGATTTGCCCACATAGTAGAGATCTTTAACTGATCACAATGTAGTTTATGATGTAAATGATAGTCTGTCAATGCCGCATAGAAAAATTCTTTGAGATCATAGATAGGACCTTCTTCAATGGTCTGCAACATCGGCCATGAAGTCTCTACACCTTCTGGGAAGTTGTTTTGCCTGAATTCTGTATTCTCCAACAACCAATCTGTCAACATTGGCCAGAAGTCTGAGTCAAACTTAGACTGATACGTCCTAACCTTTACTGGAAACAGATCTACATCTTTACCCCACTTCACTTAGATACCTCTAACTTCAACATATAGGTGTCACCACCATGATTAATCTCACCACTAGGGAATGAATTACATGCCACGGTGTAACGATCTTCAGGATCATTGTTAGGTAAACTACCGTGGATCAACCAACCAGGAAAGACAACGAATCTACCTGGTTTTGCCATACTATAGGATCTAATACCTGTAGTGGCACCCTTCTTACTCTCAACGTGGAGGTGTGCCCATTCACGCTGCTGCACAGGGTCTACAAAGTATGTAGGAGGACCCTCTGTAAGGTAGAAGACACCGCTGTAGTAGGACATAGCGTGTCTATGGGCACTGTGATACCACCCAGACCATGCTGGAGACCAGTTACCCCATGCTTTGTTTGCCTTCAGAGAGTCGCATTCCAGCGCCAGATCCTCAGCAATCTCATCAAAGCATGACTGAAACCAATCCATCATGAATTGATACTTAGGATTAGTTTCAACAGACTTACAAGTCTTCACACCTGTAGGGACGTTATCATTCTTCCAACTAGGTTCTTCCTTAAACAACCTAAGGCATTCAGCAGCAACATCCTTGTTGTAGAATTCATAGATCTCTACGGGAAAGATAGATTCTTTTTTCATAATACTCTTATGTTAGCAATACCATCATTAATTCGGCCAGTGGGTAAAGCATTGAAACTTACAGTATATCTATCTTCCTCAGCATATGCTGTGTCATGCACAAACCAACTAGGGAAGATGATGCATTTACCTGCTTCAGCAGAGATCGTTTCAAATACAGGAGCATTCTGATTGAATCCTTCTGTAGAGATAGTTGGTTTAGTATACAACTCAAACTGACCAAAGGATCGCATCTGAATGGGGTCATAAAAGACCGTAGGTGCACCGTCTGTGAGGTATAGAATACCACTCCAGTAAGAGTTAGCATGTCTATGTGCTGTGTGCCTCACGCCAGGACGATAATAGTTTGCCCACATGGACGTAACCTTGAAACCATCACAGTCATAATTCCAAGTATCTTGAATCTCATCAAGACATTCATGAAAGAAGTCTACCATAGGTTCGAATCCTTCGACCTTATGTAACTCCAACCATGTATTAAGAATGCCAGTCTCATTCCTCTGATCTAATTTTTGTTTCCGTACACGAGAAACCCAGTCTTCCTCAGTGGAAAACTGGAATTCAAATACATCTACTGGGTATAGTTTATTTACTTTCATTGATATACAT